TGATGCAGCAGTATGGGCTTGATCGATGCGCAAGCCACGTTACGCGGGGCTTTTAAGGTTCCTCTGTCTAAAACCCTAGCGTCATTTTGGAGGCTTTAGGGGCAATAAAACCGGGTTAACGCCAGGCAGTATTAGACAGTGAACCACCCTCCCCGGCGTCCTGCCGATCTATATCAAATCCCAAGCTTCAAACGGCTGCTAAGCTGGTCACTCAAAAGAGGAAAAAGCATGCCGAATTCTGACCTACTCCCCTCCCTGGTTACCAAGCTCTATGAAAATCAGCTGGCACTCGAAGCATCGATCATGGAGCTATCCAACTGGGTGGAGCAACGCGGCTCCGCTGAGGTCGCTGCGAATGTACGCGGCGCACTGGACACGCTCAGTCACAATGAGGAATTCATCAAGCTCACATTGGCGATGTTGATGTCGCCAGAGTGACGCCATACAGCTCGTCGCTTCGAATCGCATCAGTGGCAAAGCTAGATTACTGTATACGCATACAGTAAAAAATAAGCAGTCACTCACATGCCCCCTACAGAACTAAAAAAGGAATGGCTCGCCAAATGGCGGAGAATCCTCGACGACAACGCGTCCCGGATCGATAACCCCGAAGCTCATCGAATGATGTGCCGTTGGGAGACTCGTGACATGTTGGAGGCAGGGGTCATCGATGAGATGGAAAAATTTGAGATGGATGAGCTGGCCGACGCGGCTTACTGGCATGCCGCTGAAGAGCTGGTAACCACACCTGCGGGATACACGTATGGCGGCTACTATGACGTCATTCAACGAGCAACATCGGAGTGCGTCGGGTACATCCGAAGCAACACTTATTACTCAGCGCTCGGCCCAGGTGCTGATGGGTTTGATGGAAAGGTGTTTCGCGACAAGAATGACTTGCGACTGGTGTTCCGCAACGACAAACAGACTTGGGCGATAAATGGGTTGTTGCTTACCGCGCCATCTGGTGAGCTGTACGATCTGGTACAGACCGCGCAATTTATCTATGGGCAGGTCTACCCAGTTATCTGCGATGCCGATATCTACCGTGCGCTGGTAGATTGCGCACAGGTCGCCTTGGAGAGCCGCGATTTTGAGAGCTATCGCAAGGCCCGTCCTCTACTGCTCTCCGCCCAGTTCACCAAGTGCGGTGCCTGCCTGGACCGATTCGGACAGCGCGAGGATTGCAGCAACTGCACAGGTAACGGCTTTGTCAGTACAGCTGGCACTCAGCCGACGTCGTCCGCATAACCTGCAACAGCCTCCTCGACCAGCTCGCGCCATTCTCCGCTGTCGATCACGCCTCGCTCCAACATGTTGTCGGCCAGTGCGAGGCGCGTTTCATAGCGATACTCAGGGCCGCCTGCCGTGAATTCGGCGTCATTGAGCAGCGCATGCCACGCTTCCATCTCGTTGACCTGCTGTATATCAGTTGTCATGACGAATCTCCGGTGCCGGTGTCTACAGTGTAGAGATCGGCCGGCGCGCGGCTGTTCATCAAGCCCGACGAGCGGAGACAGTTATGTGCGGACGCCTTTCACAGTACAGCGGCATTCATGACTTCGTTGCGGCCCTCAGCATGCCGAACGCCATGGTCAACTCGGTCGGCGAACTGCCCCTGGAGCGATACAACGTCGCCCCCACCACCCAGGTCGCCGTGCTCCACGTACAGGGCGAACTCCTTTTGGCTGATCCGGTGCGCTGGGGATGGAGACCGCACTGGGCAACGGATCGCGCCGCGCCGATCAATGCCCGCGTCGAGAAAGTCGCCCACGGCCCGTTCTTCCGGGCAATCTGGCCGCACCGTGCAATCACACCAATCAATAACTGGTTTGAATGGGTCGATGAAGGCGGGCAGAAGAAACAGCCCTATCTGATCCGACGGCGCGACGGGGCGCCGATCTACTGCGCCGCTATTGGCCAGCTACCCAACGCTAACGAAGGCCCAGGTGAGCATGACGGATTTGTGATCATCACTGCCGACAGCGCAGGCGGCATGGTGGACATCCATGACCGGCGGCCCGTGGTGCTGAATCCCGAACTGGCTCGCGAATGGTTGGACCCGGCCACCCCCAAGGAGCGCGCCGAGCAGATGGTGCTCCATCAGGGCGAGCCGGCCGAGGTGTTCGAGTGGTACAAGGTCGACACAGCCGTGGGCAATGTGCGCAACAAAGGCGAGACGCTGATAACGCAAATTGGAGGTGTCAGCTGAAAATCCACATGACAAAAATTACGGCACTGATCCAACAGACCGTGAGAAGGATTGAGAGGCCCGCCAGTTGCTTGTCCATAAGGCACTGTCATTTTTGAGAACAAAAAGAATGGCCTCGATTTTTCGAATACGCAACGATGTCTAATAGCCATTATTGCGTGATGGTCCTTACGTATGCCTGGCATGCCCGTAAAGCAATCAGTCCTCGATCCCCGTCGCCGGTGATGCCGAGAATTCTTTGAGCATGCGCTGGGTCAAGTTGGGCTCGACGGACTGCATGAACCACGCCGACGGCGCCGGTGGCGGTAGGCACGTTGCAGCCACCGGCTGTATCGGCTGCGTCGATAAGGACTGACAGCCGCACATCAGCAGTGGCAAGGCGATCGCGCAGAGCAGCTTGGGTACGTTGGGCATCGGTCAATTCCTTGGTGTGTTGTTGGTCCTGGATGGCCAGCTGTTGCTCGGTGGCCAGGCGCTTGTCCTGTTCAGCGCGGGCCTGGGCGGCAGCGGCCATGCTGATCCTGGCCAGGTCGCCCTGGTGCAGGCCGGCCTGCTCGGCCAACTTCTTACCCATCCGCCAGTCCTGTACCTGCCAGGTCACGCCCGCGGCACTGGCCATCAGCGCCAACATCAGCATCAATAGGCTCGCCAGCTTCTGCATCGACGTCATGCCAGCACCTTCAGCGCCTTGTCGTATAGCGCCTGGCGGTCGTCCTGGCCGGTGAGCCCGCCATTGATACGCCTGGTGATCTTCGCGAACTGCCCCTGATCAGCGAGTGTATTCAGCCCATTAGTTGACCAGAACCAAGCCGCCGACATCGCGGCGTGCTGTGGTAGCTCCAGCAGTTCCGGATTGCTGATGAGGTCCAGGCCCAGCGCCTCGCCGCATGCCGCGTAATTCGCCCGGCCCGTGATCTGGATCAGGCCGCGCCCGCGGTACTTGGAGCCGTCGCCCTTCTGTGTATTGCCCAGGTCAGCGCGGCCTTCGTAGCCGGCCTGCTGCGCGGTGGGGCCCCAGATTTCGCGCACCCATCGCAACTGTCCAGATTCGTGCCCTACTTGGGCGATGAACGCCGCCACCCGCACGGTGCCCACGATGCCGAAGCGGCTCATGGCCGTGTTTAAAGCAGGAACAAAAACGCCGGCTTGGCGGCCGGCGTGCGGGAGGATCTGCAGCAACTGCTGCTCGTTGATAGGCATTGGCTTTCTCCAGGCAAAAAAATACCCGCTCATGGCGGGTGGCTGTGATCGAGGTCAGTTAAGCGGGCGCCACGGGCCATTCAATGGCATCTGGAAACTGCGGCTGCTCGATAACGCGGCTAAGCGCTACACGGTATTTTTTCCACGACTTGAGGGCGGCGAGGTCTGCGTCCGTGGCTTCGTCGAGATCTACGGCGTCTTGGAGTGGCGCGATCGCATAGTCTGCAACGCTCCGCAAGCGGTTGAGCTCCGCAATAGCTACCTCCATAGGGTCGGGCTCAGGCGCTGTTAGCTCAGGAACCCCGTGAACTGGCAATGAATCCACGGCTACATGCAGAGTGATGCTGTGCGCCAAGTTGGCGGGCTCGCCATCTTTAGCCACGCTTACGGCCAGCACCCCGTCGTTGTAATTTATGGCTACCGAGCAAGACGCGTCGACCTGATTCAACACATAACCCCAACCTTCTGGCGGCGGAACCATGCCAAGCGTCCCGTGCACCAGGTACTGGCCAGGGCCAGGGTGCTCGGTGGTGATGGCGTTAGCGCCCAAGGAAGTGACATCAATAACGGTACCGTCAGCACCGAGAATGTTTACTGCTGCACGAGTTGTCATTTAGATAGCCTTGAGTGTGCCGTCAGCGGCGCGAGTGGTATTTCCGGTGTGGTAAAGCTCAATTTCTGGGGTTGTAGCGCCGTTGTAGACGGAACGCATCTTCACGGTCCCGGTGTTGCCACTCACACCATAAGGCCAGGCAATCATGAGTCTGTTGCCGCTGGAGCCGAATTGAATGGTCTGCCGGTAATAATAACCAGTCCCGCCCTGGGGATTCAGGCCAGAATCAGACGATGTGAAAACCGTATTGTCGATGCCGGGCTTGATCTCAGCCGTCCACGGCACGGGCGATGTGCCGCTGGCGATGCCTATCATCTCCATAGTCGGCACATTTCCGGCTGAACGACCCGTATTCAGAGTGGCGGCGGTGCCCAAGCCGAGCGCCACCTGGGCCGCAGCTTGTGTAGAACCTCCAGTACCACCTTTATTCACCGGCAGCGCGGCAGGAATTGCCCCGCTTGAAGGGGCACCCAAGGCGGCATAGAGCTCAGCAGTCATGGCGTTGATTTTTAAACCGGTACTTCTTGTGGTGTCTCCACCGGCACCGGTCGGTGCAGTACCGAGGTTTATTTCTTGTCTTGCCATACGTATTAAACTCCTAAATTTTATATGGTAACTACGCAACTGGCTTTGCAAAAACAACGGGCATGTAGAACGCGCTAGGTAAATCTACGCCTACGGCCTGCATTACTAGCCTGTTGTTTTGGTATTCCCAAACTGCGTACATATTCCCCTGCCTTGATACGACGCCAGCCATATCCATGGCAACATTGTTAAGCATCATATAATCCCCGCTAGACAAGCTTGAGGGTGCGGTCCAGCTGTACCTATATACCCCTTGACTAGTTTGAGTCGCGCCAAGATAAGTCCACGATGAAATAGATCTTGTAAACTGTGCGCAGGGAGTACCGTTGTCAAAGAGAAGCTTTGCAGATCCATCCCACAATCTCAGGCCATAGCTTGCTGTAGGTTGGGACATGAACGCAGCAGAAAACCATGCTCCTGATGTTGCAGTTCCTACAATCCCGCTAAAGGAAAATCCTGTCCAAGCCCCTGAGCTTCCCTGTATCAAGCAGAAGCACAGCAGGTTCGACTGACTTGGCCTTACAAACACTAGCGGGGGCTCACTGGTAGTGACGGTTTTCGCAAATGGAACGAAAACACCCGCGCCGGTTCCGCTCCAAGTTCCTTTTTCAAGCACAACAAGCCTTGAAAACTCAGAATCTATCGTGACGATATCGCTATTATTTTTGAATGAGGCTCCATACGTCATTATCTGAACCTCATAACTAACAACCTTTGATTACTAGTACCAACAGGCCCTGTGTTTGCTGCCGGGCTGCCGAAATAAATAGTCACCCCTCCAGCTGATACTATCGGCGTGTATTGAATAGAGCTGTTGCTTTGTGCGTTAGTGTCATATGCAGCAATAGGAATACATACTGCCGAATGCGTTGCTGGATCTACCCCCGGTATGGATATAAACTGAGTCCTTCCCGAAGAGTTCGACTTTGAAACTATTACGGAATACGTGACACCAACCGTAAACGATGTCTCATCCAGTTCTAGGAGGCCAGTCGGCCCCCATAAGCGTACTCCCGAACTCATTCTGTTAGATCTCCGATCTGCACCCTTTTGACGTTGTTCACATCCCAGAAACGCAAAGACCGGTTCGTCATGATCGAGCGACCTTGCCCAGGGACAACGCCGTTGATCTCGAACGTGCCGTCCTTGTTGAGGATCCATCCTTGCTGGCCCGCGATGTAGTTGGTCGAACTGATGTAAGCCCCGATTTTCGCGTTGGTGATCGTGCCGTCCTGGATGAACGCGGCCTTGATGAACGTTTGCCCACCGGTTACCGCAAACGGCACGGTGCCGGCCTGGCCAATGGCGAACCGGTCGGCGTCGATAATGAACTGCGATTGCAAGCCGCCCGGCCCGTTCTCTAGGCCCAGCCCGATCCCGGCGTACTTGTAGAGGCCGGTGGCGGTTTCGTACTGCATTCGCACCGACCAGTTCGCCGTAACCTTGCCGTTCACGGTTTGGATCGCAGTAGTGTTGGTCTGAATCGCCAGAGAGTTGCCGCCGACCGTGGTTTTTACCGTTTCGATGCTGGACGACAGAGCGCCGTCGGCATTGATGCGTGCAGTTTGCTCGCCGACGATCGCGGCAGCGTTAGCCGCAACGCTGGCCTCCACCACATCCGTGCGCTTGCCCTGTGCCAGGTCGCCCTCAATGAGTGCGGACTGTGTTGACCAGACCCCGACGTAGCTAGCTTCCGACCCCATAAGCGCACTGTCGTCACCCTGGAGCGGTGGGTTGACCTGCAGGTAAATACCGTCGACCCGCTGCGCCGTGGTGGTGACCTCTCCATCGAGCGTGGTCACAGTGGCCTCGAGCGTGCTAAGCCCGGTGGCCGTTGCGTTTACGCCGGTGACAGGATCGTTCACCGTGGT